GTCGTGGGCGAGGCCCTTGGCGTCCAGGGCCGACATGATGCCCGCCGCCTCGTGGCGGGTCAGGCCCAGGCCCGACATCAGGTCGGCGGCGCGGAACCACGTCATGTTGTCGTCGAGCAGGTAGGACTGGGTGGTCGCGCCGCAGCCGTTGTTGGCGGCCAGGAAGTCGAGGGCGGCTTGTTCTTTGGCGGTCAGGGTGGTCATCTCAGGCTCTCCGGTCTGTGCGAGGGGGCCGTCCGGCCCCGATGTCTCCTGTTAGAGGGTGTTGTTTTTAGCGTCAACACCTAAATGCAGAAAACTACACGGCTGGTTGGGGCTGCACCCAACCGGGTAGCACCGTGGCGCACGGTGGCTCATGAGCCCCTGCGGTGCTCGCGGTGCAGCACCTCGGTACGCACCGTGGGCGGGGGTAGACCCCTTTAGGGGTCCCCCGCTGCGGTGCCGTGGTGCAGGGCCACGGTGCGGTGCCTGGGGCGCCGGGGGGCCGGGTGCCGGGGTGCCGGGGAGCGGGTCGGTTCGTGCACCGTGGCACGCACCGTGGTGCTCGCGGTGCCGTGGTGCGTGCCACGGTGCGGTGCCGTGCAGAAAAACGCACGTAGTGGGTTGACAGGCCCTGGCCGCACCCATTAAGGTGGCTTTGCCACCGAGGCAGCCCGCCCCGGTACGTTCTGGATAGGACCACCACAGTGACCATCACCGTTCGCTACGCCGCCGTTGACGGCTACACCGCCCGCCGCGCCTTCAAGACTGTCGAAGCCGCCCGCCGCTACGCCGTCGAGCGCGTCGGCAAGAACCCCGACACCTGCGGCAGCTACGCCGTCAGCGACGACGGCGTCGGCACCGTCCGCGTCCAGGGCTGCACCCTCGCCGAGCTGTTTGGCCAGCCTGAGCCCCGCTCGGCCAAGGTCGAGGCCGGGCGCTTCAGCCTGATCGGCAGCGACGGCGCCTGCGCCTTCGGCGGCCCGGCCTACGAGGTCAGCACCGAGGACGGCTCGCGGGTCACCTGCGACTGGTTCTGCGGCCTGACCGCCGCGGGCCTCAGCTACGCCCACGCGCACCGCTTCACGTCGCGCTACGACGCCCAGGCCTTCGCCAACAAGGTCAACGAGCGCGGCACCATCGAGGTCGGCCTCTGGGCCAAGGTCGAGCCCTACGACCGGGAGGCCGAGGCCGCCGCCGACTGGGCGGAGGAGCAGGAGGACCGGAGGGCCTGGGGGGCCTGACCCTCCCGCCCACCGGCGCGGCCCCACAGAGGCCCCCAGGCAGCCCGCCTGGGGGCCTCTTGGCGTCGGGCCTAGCTCTGGGGTATCCTGGCCCGCAGGTGAGGCGCGCGGCAGGTCGTGCGCCGTCGGAGGCACGGGCATGGCAGAGGATCAGGGCGGCGGGGTGGCCAAGCGGGGGCCGGGCGGGCGGCCGAGCACCTACGACCCGGCTGTCGCGGAGGCGATCTGTGATCTGGTCGCCACGTCGGACGTGGGGCTGCATCACGTCCTGGCGGCGCGCGACGATCTCCCCGGCGAGAGCACGATCTACAAATGGCTCCGCCACGCGCCCGAGTTCGCCGAGCAGTACGCTCACGCGCGCGAGAGGCAGGGCCTGCGCCAGGGCGACATGGCCGTGCAAGAGGCGCTGCTCGCCACCGACCCCGCTCTTGGCCGTCTCCGCTATGACGCGAGGCGCTGGCAGGCCTCAAAGCTGGCCGCGCGCCAGTACGGCGACCGGGTCGCCCTGACCAACAGGGACGGCACCGGCGACGCCACGCTGCGCGTCGAGAACGTGCTGGTGGACGAGCTGGCCACCCTGCTCAACGTGACCCCGTCTGTCGACGCCCCGCGCGCACTGCCCGACCCCTCGCCAGCCCCAGGTACCCCAGCCAAGGGCTAGGGGGCAGGCTGCCCCCTAAGCCCAGGGCTAGGGTACCTGCACGGCTATGCTGGGCGCCATCTTGCGCTGTACTTGCACTGTGCTTGCAGCTACTTGCACGTTGCTGGGTGCATGGGCAGGGTTGCTTGGCGGCTGCTTGCGCGTTGCTCTAGGACAACTTAAGGCGACCCCACCCCCGCAGATTTGAACGCGGCGGTTACTGTTGCATGCCCACCCTCCAATTTTTTGCAGTTTTCCAAATCTAGATGCACCTCTCTGGGTGCAGCGCCACCCCAGCCATTTGCCAAACGTACCAACGCGACCTATCTTCTGCCTGCGATACGAAATTGACGCCGCAACGCACGGTGACTGTCGAGCACAATGGCCCTGACCCGCGACGACCTGCTGAAAATACCGCCGCAGCAACTGCGCTACCTCATATGGCGCAAGAAGTGGCTGAACACGGCGCGTGAGAAGCAGCTCCCCCCGACATCGACATGGACTGAGCTTGGCGTCCTGGCCGGTCGTGGCTTCGGCAAGACGCTCATGGGTGCGCAGTGGATCGCCAACAAGGCGTACAGCGACCCCCGTAAGCTGGCGCGCGGGGTTATAGCGCCCACGCTGAACGACGTTCGGCACACCTGCTTCGAGGGACCGGCGGGCATCCTGTCTGTCGTGCCCCCAGAGCTGGTCTACGACTACAACAAGACCAACCTGATCATCACCCTCGTCGATCAGACCGACCCGGAGAAGCCCGGAGCCATCATTCGTGGGTTTTCTGCGGAGGAGCCGGAGCGCCTGCGCGGTCCACAGGTGTCGGCGTGGTGGTGCGACGAGTTGGCGGCCTGGAACCGGGACGAGGACACCTGGGACATGGCCATGATGGGCCTGCGCCTCGGGGAAAAGCCGCAGGTCATGTGGACGACGACGCCCAAGCCCCGCGATCTGGTGCGGAAATTGGTGACGGCCAAGAAGGAGCGAGTGATTGTTAAGGGCTCGACCTACGACAATCGGGCGAACCTGCCGCAATCCTTCTTTGATCAGCTCGTCCAGTACGAGGGGACGCAATTAGGGCGTCAGGAGCTGGAGGGGGAGCTGATCGACGCCGAGGAGGGGGGCATAATTGAGCGAAAGTGGCTCAAGTTGTGGCCGAGCAAGCAGCATCTGCCCGCGTTTGACTGGATTATCCTGTCTCTGGACACGGCCTTCACGGAAAAGACGCTCGATAAGCGGTCGCACACGGCGGATCAGACGGCCTGCACGGTCTGGGGCGTGTTTTGGCACGAGGACAAGCGGGCGGTCCTCCTGCTGGACTGCTGGGCGGAGCATTACGGGCTGCCGGACCTGATGAAACGGGTCAAGAAGGAGATGAACGTCGCCTACGGGGACGATCAGGACCGCCCGATGATTAAACCGCTTATTGGGGCGTCCAAACTGGCGACCAGCGGTAGAAAACCCGATATTTTGCTGATCGAGGACAAGGGGAGCGGCATCTCGCTGCGGCAGATGCTGGATCGAGAGGGGATTACGTCCTACCCGTACAACCCAGGGCGCGCGGATAAGCTGACGCGGCTGCATATGGTGTCGCATATTTTTGCACAACAAAAAGTGTGGGTGCCGGAGAGCGAGAATTACGTTGGTCGGCCCAAGACGTGGGTCGAGCCCATGCTGGCGCAGCTCTGTAGCTTTACGGGGAGCGGGTCGATCAAGCACGACGACTACGTCGATAGTTGCACCCAGGCCATCCGCCTCTGCATGGACAAGAACCTGCTGTCGGGGGTAAAACCGGCCAAGAACTACGAGGAGGTGGTTGACTACAAGCCCCCCGTCGTGAACCCCTACGCTGCCTAGAGGGATGACGCCTGATGGAAGACGATGACGATCTGCCCGAAGGCGAAACCGTTGCGATGGACGACGATGCCGCGCCGGATGTCGAGGATACCGATGACGGCGGCGCTATCGTCACGCTAGACGACGAGGAGGACGCGCCTAAGAAGGGCGACAGCGACTTCTACGCCAACTTGGCGGAGGACATGGGCGACAGCGATCTGAAGAAGATTGCCTCGACCTATCTGGAGCTGCTGTCTCGCGACAAAGAGGCGCGCAAGAAGCGCGACGAGCAGTACGAGGAGGGCATCCGTCGTACTGGCCTCGGGGACGACGCGCCGGGCGGCGCGCAGTTCCAGGGCGCGTCGAAGGTGGTCCACCCCATGCTGACCGAGGTCTGCGTGGACTTTAGCTCCAGGGCGATCAAGGAGCTGTTCCCGGCCAACGGGCCGGTCAAGGACAACATTGTCGGCAAGCTGACCAAGGAGCGCGTGGCTAAAGCCGGGCGCGTCACCGACTTCATGAACTGGCAGCTCACTGTCCAGTCGCAATCGTTTAGGTCGGAGCTGGAGCAGCTCCTGACGCAGGTGCCTCTGGGCGGCGCGCAGTACATGAAGGTGACGTGGAACGAGCCGAAGAACCGGCCCGATTTCCTGTTCGTCGCCATCGACGACATCTACCTGCCGTATGCCGCGACGAACTTCTATTCCGCGCAACGCAAGACGCACGTCCAGTACCTGACGACGCTGGACTACGAGCAGCGCGTGGCGAGCGGCATGTACCGCGACGTGGACCTGATCCCGTCGGGCGAAGCGCCAGTAGGCTCGGAGGCCGAGCAGGCGAACAACAAGATCGAGGGTCGCGACGAGACCTCGTATAACGAGGACGGCCTGCGTACCGTCTTTGAGATTTACGCGATTGCCGATGTCGAGGATGACGTGGGGGCTGCGCCCTACATCATCACGGTGGACAAGTCGTCGTCTCAGGTGCTGTCGATCTACCGCAACTGGGACGAGGACGACGACGCCAAGGAAGAGCAGCAGTGGATTGTCGAGTTCCCGTTCGTGCCTTGGCGCGGCGCGTACCCGATTGGCATCGTCCACATGATCGGCGGCCTGAGCGCCGCCGCGACTGGGGCGCTGCGGGCGCTGATGGACAGCGCGCACATTAGTAATTCGCAGACCATGCTCAAGCTGAAGGGCGGGTCGCGCGGGGGGCAATCTCTCAATATCCAGCCGACGCAAGTCGAGGAAATTGAGGGCGGCCTGAACGTCGATGACGTTCG